GTTCCTCAACATCCCACCCGATCACTTCTTCGCTGTCCGTGACAAGTACATCAACGCTGGCCAGCTCGCCGAACGCTTCACTATCAACAACCCTTTTGAAGCGAGCGTCTGGCACCTATACTCGGAAGGTCAGTCCTACCGAGAAATTGCCGCCCAGCTTGGTTCGAATAAAGACCAAGTGCAACGAATCGTCTGGAAACTTAACTCCGTCCTATCCCACCTAAAAAGGCAAGATGAACAAGAGCGATCTGATCAAGATTCGTAACATCCGAGATGAAGACTTCCCCTTCATCCTCGATTCATGGCTAAAATCCCTTCGCTATTCAAACGACACTTTTAAGCTCATCGACAAGCAAGCCTACAAGCGCTTCTATCCTCAAGTGATCACTGCCCTTCTGCTTCGCTCCATGGTGCAAGTCGCCTGCCTTCAGGCCGACGAAGACGTGATCCTCGGTTACTCCGTCGTCCAAGGCCCCACGCTTCACTTCGTGTTTGTTAAAGAACCCTGGCGACGCATCGGACTTATGAACGACTTGGTTAAGGGACCAATCGAATCCATCTCACACATAACTAAACCCTTCATTCCCTTGATGAAGAAACATAAATGGAGTTATAATCCGTTCCTCTAACCCCCTAGGAGATCTATGAGCACTAAAGAAGAACTATCCAAGCAAGCCTATGACCTCTCTGCACAAGCTGGTGATGTACAGTACAAGATTCTCTGCTTCCAAGCTGAGCTTCAAGCACTCAACACCAAGCTTAACGAAGTGCATAAGAAGTTCATCGAGCTGAGCAAGCCAGCCGAGGCAACTGAAGGTGAGGTCGTAAATGAAGTACAAGGTCAATAACGTCATCATGCACACATCGCTCGTATGGTCGGGCGTTGTGCCTGGCGATAAGACGATCAATGACACGAAGATCAAGGGCCTCGTTATGACCTGGGATCCAAGCGAAGGAGTGATCCGCATGGTAGCTAAAGGACGCGAAGAGATCGTGCCTGTTGGCTCTGTTGCAAACTTCTCTCTGGCCCCAGTGACGAAGGCTGAAAAGTAGAATAAAATAGACGCATGAAGCCAAACCCTCGCTTACATGGTGCAGGTCGCAAGAAGGGCACCTTAAACAGAAAAACCAAAGAGTTACAGGATAAGTGTGACGAGCTTGGTGTTGATCCGTTTGAGGTGCTTCTTCTTATGACTAAAGGCGATTGGAAGGCCCTCGGCTATGAATCCAAGACTCGCCTTGTCTCTGCTTCAGAACATGGTGACATCTATGAAGACACAATCCCGCCTAAGCTTCGTGCCGACTGCGCTAAAGAAGTATGCAACTACCTACTGCCCAAGCGTAAAGCCGTTGAACATACTGGTAAACTAGACCTAGGCCTGCAAGCTATCGTTGAAGACCTAGCCACTAAGACTGAAGAAGAGCTGAAACAGCTCGTGAAAAATGGATGATCGCCAGCTTGTTGCACTAGCCCTGCTACTTCAACGCCGCAAGCGCGGTCGTCCGTTCCTTCCACAAGATGCGTTCGTGAATGATGACTCCCAGTTCGTTGGTGCTTGCTGCACTCGTCGTGCTGGTAAGTCAAACGGACTTGGGCTTCGCTTCTACAAGCAGATGATCAAGCACCCTGGCTCGCTATCTCGTTACATCGCACTGACTCGCGACTCAGCTAAGGACATCATGTGGCCTGCGCTTCAAGAGCTAAATGAAACGCACAACTGGCAAGCTGAGTTTGTCGAGAATCCACTCACCATGACCTTGCCTAACGGCAGCAGGCTAAGACTCATCGGTGCCGACATGAAGAACTTCATCCCACGCCTTCGTGGCGCTAAGACGGTGGCCAATGCCATAGACGAGGCTCAGTCGTTTGGTCCTCACATCGAATCACTCGTCAATGATGTCATTGTACCAACGATGGCAGACTACACAGACGCCTGGCTTGCGGTCACTGGCACACCTGGTGTTATCCCTCGTGGCTTCTTCTATGATCTCTCTGAGCGTGGCGTCGGTGGCTATTCCATGCACAAGTGGTCGCTCTTTGATAACCCGCACCTGCCAGATGCTAAGAGCTTCGTGGAAAAGCTTAAGATACGTCAGAAGTGGGATGACCTATCGCCAACCTATCGGCGTGAGTGGCTTGGTGAGTGGGTGCTTGATCAAGACGCCATGCTCATTAAGTACAGCGAGGACGTTAACCACTATGACCAGCTGCCACACCTCAAGTGGGTTTACATCCTCGGCGTCGATATTGGACACAAGGATGCTGACGCTCTTGCCGTGCTGGCCTGGTCGCCTGGCACGCCCAACGTCTATCTTGTTGAAGAGCAGATTACTCGTGAACAAGACCTCACTGCGCTTGCAGCTCAGATCGAAAAGATGATCGCAAAGTATGACATCTCTAAGATCGTCATGGACGAGGGCGCACTTGGTAAGAAGATCGCAGAAGAGTTTAGGCGTCGTAAGCACATACCCGTGCAGCCTGCCGATAAGCATCGCAAGATGGAGAACGTGGCGCTTCTTAACGATTGGTTAAGACAAGGACGCTTTAAAGCTAAGCGCGATTCGGCCTTTGCAGAGGATAGCTACCTTGTGCAGATCGATTACGAGCACACAACGCCAGATAGGTTAGTCGTTAAAAAAGACTACCACTCTGACATTATTGATGCCGTGTTGTATGCTTTCCGCGAGTCGCCAGCGTTCACGTATCAGAAGCCTAAACATATTCCCAAGTGGGGTGAGCCAGGCTGGGCAGAGCATGAAAGGGATCGCATGGAACGTGAAGCAGAAGAACACTTCAAGGCTCTCGAAGACGGAACGTCATATATATGAACCCAGTATTGTTAGACAAACCAAGACAAGGTGGCAGTGCTCAACCCTGCACCGCTGTTGTTGGTGATAAAGGCAAGATCGTTACAACACTTCCAGAGCCAGCGGCTCAGGTAGTTATCAAGGAGAAAAAGAATGCACCCACTGATTCAAAAGTACGCTAAAGGCGGTCCCGTTGAAGTTCAAGAGATGGAAGCGCCCGCTCAAGAAGCTGATCCGGCTCTCGTGAGCGCTGCAAGTGAAGTGCTTGCTGCGATCAAGTCAGACTCTGCTGAAGAGCTGGCCGAAGCGCTTAAGTCCTTGTTCATGATCGTTGATAGCCAGCCTCATGCAGAAGGCGAGCATGTCTAATGCCGCTCATTAAATCAAAGTCCAAGCAGGCTGTGGGCAAGAACATCAAGGCTGAAGAGAAGGCTGGCCGTCCTAAGGCTCAAGCCATTGCCATCGCTCTTGAGATTCAAAGACGCGCAAAGGCTAAGAAAAAATGAAGCTAGACACGATTGAAGACCTGGCGCGCTTGTTCGACTTGTGTCAGCGTAAGGGTATCGAGTCAATGAAGGTTGCAGGCGATGCTATCGAGTTCAAAATCAAAGACGGCTGGGCACCTAAGAAGCGCAAAGGTAAAGACAACGCGCCTGACATCAAGGATGAGCTAACGCCTGAAGAGGCGGCGCTCTATTGGTCAAGCGCTCCAATTGAAGGGTAACTATGGCAAAAGTCACTGACAAGAAACGCGGCGAGCGAGAAGTCGTTACGATCAAGGGCAAGGATAACAAGAAGTCTGAGCCACGAGGCCACAAGTGGTGGAAGGCTCGCTCACAGATGCAGCTTGCTCAGGAGACTATCGAGACCGCTGTGTTCCTTAAGGATCAGCAGCAGTACCGTTTCCGTCAGCTCTCAACCTATATGCGCCTTTATGGCAACATGCCGCTGTTTAACCCAGCAGGGGCTACGATGAATCGCCTCTCGCAGCAATCGCTTCCGCTTGATCGTCCGACGATGAACGTGATTCAGAGCTGCATTGATACGTTGGTGTCTAAGCTTACTCAGTCGCGTCCTCGTCCTCTGTTCCTAACCGATGCAGGCGATACGAAGATGCGCAACCTCGCAAAGCAGATGAATCGCTTTATCCCTGGTGAGTTCTATCAAATGGATATGTACCGCAAGTCAGTCATTTCCCTTCGCGATGCCTGCATTGGCGGCACTGGCATTATCAAAGTCTTCGAGCGTGACAAGAAGGTCAAGGCTGAGCGCACTTTACTCACTGAGCTTCTGGTCGATCCTAACGATGCGCTCTACGGTGAGCCACGTCAGATGTTCCAGGTGAAGCTTGTTGAGAAGTCGATCCTAGCTGAGATGTTCCCAGAACAGAAAAATCCCATTGATAATACCGCAAACGCTTTCCCTGATCTTGCTCAAGACTCAAGCTCAACGATTGCAGACCAAATCATGGTCGTTGAAGCCTGGCACTTGCCCTCTGGCAAGGATGCAGGCGATGGCCGCCATGTGATCGTTTGCGGTAACGGTGTGCTTCTTGATGAGGAGTGGACTAAAGAGCGATTCCCGTTTGCCTTCCTTCCTTACACGCCAGCTCAGATCGGTTTCTGGGGTCAGGGCCTAGCAGAACAGCTCATGGGTATTCAGATTGAGATTAACCAGCTGCTCATGACGATCACTCAGGCGATTCGCCTTGTCGGCGTGCCTCGTGTGTTTGTTGAGGACGGCTCGAAGATCGTTAAAGCTCACCTTAACAACCAAGTAGGCTCGATTGTTACCTATCGCGGCACGAAGCCTATCTATGAAGTCGCACCCTGCATCGCTCCTGAGATGTATGCTCAGCTAGAGCGCTTAAAGCAGGATGCTTACAATCAATCAGGCATCTCACAGCTATCGGCCACAGCGCAGAAGCCTGCAGGGCTAAACTCTGGTGAGGCAATTCGCTCTTATGATGACATGCAGTCAGATCGCTTTGCAGCTCTCTCGAAGCGTTATGAAGACTTCTTTGTTGATCTCTCTTATCTCGTGTGTGAGACCGCAAAGGATATTGCTGAGCGTGATGGATCGTATCAAACGATTTATCCTAATAAGGATGGAACGCGTGAGATCGACTTGCCGTCTGTTGATCTGCTTCAAGATCCGTTTGTCATTCAGTGCTTTGATGCCTCTAGCTTGCCTCGTGAACCTGCTGGCAGATTGCAGAAGGTAACCGAGATGATGCAAGCAGGGCTTATCGACCCGCAAGAAGGACGCCGCCTGCTTGACTATCCTGATATTGAGCAAGTGGATCGTCTTGATAACGCAAGCGAGGAGCGGATCCTTAAGATCCTAGATGAGATCGTTGAGACGGGTAAGTACACGCCGCCAGATCCGTTCATGAACTTGCAGTTAGCATCGAAGCTATGCGCTCAATACTACAACTTATATCAGCCAGCTAAGCTGTCAGAGGATCGTTGCGCCAAGCTGCGCACGTTCTTCGATCAGGTCAAAGCGCTTGTAACACAAGCGACGCCGCCTGCTCCCCCTGCTGCTGCTGGCGTGCCTCAAGCTGTTCCTACCGCTCCTCCTGTGAGCGATATGATCCCCAACGTACCCCAACAACCCCAAGGAGTTTAAATGTCAGTCACAGTTACGCCCGCATCCCATGTTGTCACACCCCCAGCAACAAAAGGAGCGCCAGTAGCTCCGACGCCTGAGGCCCCTCCTGCTGTAGAGGCAGCGGCAGCGGCAGCGGCAGCTACGCCTGCTGAAGAACCGAAGGTATCGCCTAAGCTCGCGCTTCTCGCTCGTCAGCAGCAAGCGCTTCGCGAGCAACAGCGCAAGCTTGCAGAAGAACGCGCAGCGCTTGAAAAAGAACGCGCGGCTTATGTCCGTTTAGAAGATATTCAAAAGAACCCGCTCGATATTCTTACCAAGGCCAACGTCACTTATGATCAGCTCACGCAGCAAGCAATGGTCGCGGTTGATCCTGTCGAGAGTAAGTTCCAGGCGCTTGAGCGCAAGCTCGCAGCGTTTGAGGAACAAGGCAAACTTCAGGCCGAACAGGCTAAGAAGGCTGAGGCCGAAGGATTCGAGAAGGCTAAGAAGCAAATCGTCTTTGAAGCCGCTAAGATCGCTGAAGACCCTGCATACGAGGCCGTCAAATTTTTTGGCGAAGAGGCGATGCAGCGTGTTGCAGATGTGATCTTTGAGCGGTACAATGAAACCCAGCAGCTTTTATCCGTTGAAGACGCGGTTAAAATGGTCGAGGACGAGTACACCGAGGAGTTGAAGAAGCTTGCTTCACTCGGTAAACTCAAATCGCTCATTCTACCTGCCACGGAAGCAAAAGAAGAACCTGCTAACCTGCCAAAGACATCGGCAAAAACAATTCCAACAACTACGACACGCACGCTCACCAATACGATGACCCAAGCAACTACGGGCAAGTTAACGCTTGCACAAAGACGCGAAAGAGCCATCCGAATGGCACAAGGGCTTGCTGTCGATTAACACTTAAAGGTGATTTATGGCAACATACGCAAATGCAGCGAACCAGATTGCTGCACTCAAAGAACTCTACACTGGCGACGATTTCATGAAGGATCTCGTCTACAAGAACAATCCAGGACTCGCACTTTTTCCCAAAGACGAGTCGCCCTCGGGCTTCGCTGGTAAGTATATTCCCGTTCCGTTGATGTACGGAACCCCTCAAGGCCGTTCGGCTTCGTTTAGCAATGCTCAAACGAACCAAACCCAGCCTTTCCTTGCTTCGTTCTTCGTGTACCGTGTTAGCAACTACGCTATCGCGACAATCACGAACGAATTGCTTGAAGCAACTAAAGACGACGCAGGCAGCTTCATCCGCGAAGGTGAACTCGTTATGAACGGCGCTATCCGTTCGATCACGAACGACCTTGCGCATGACTTGTTCTCTGACGGATCGGGCTCACGCGGTAGCATCTCTGCTATCTCATCTGGCGTTATCACGCTTGTTGATCCTAACTCTGTTGTGCAGTTTGAAGTTGGCATGGCGCTTGTCTCGTACAGCGTTTCTGGCAACACTCCTACTATCGCAACGGGTGGCGCTCTTGGTTACGTGATCGCTGTTGATCGTTCTGCTGGCAAGCTCACCGTTTCTGCTACTGCAGGCGGCTCGGCTGGTACTCCGACCAACTGGTCGACCTCGTTCCCCTACCTTGCTGTGCAAGGCGATGTGAACTTCGTCTCGAACGGCTTGCTCTCTGCTAACATGCAGAAGATTGCTGGTCTTGGCGCTTGGTTGCCTAAGACTGCTCCCACTGCAGGTGATTCGTTCTGGGGCGTTGACCGCTCTGTCGACGTTACCCGTCTTGCGGGCGTTCGTTTCGACGGTTCTTCTGAGTCGATTGAAGAAGCTCTTATCGACGCAGCGGCTCTTGTCGCTCGCGAAGGTGGATCTCCCGACATCTGCTTGATGAACTTCGCTTCATACGCAGCTCTTGAGAAGTCACTTGGATCGAAAGTCCAGTACGTCGACATCAAGCACGAAGATGCAGACATCGCTTTCAGCGGTATTCGTATTCACGCCCCTTACGGCGTGATTTCGGTTCTGCCGGATCGCAGCTGCGTTCAGCAAACCGCTTACCTCTTGCAGCTCGACACTTGGAAGCTACGCTCGCTCGGCAAAATGCCCCACATCCTGACCTACGGGATGGAAGGTCTTGAGGCTCTGCGCGTCGGAACTGCAGATGCTGTCGAAATCCGCATCGGTTACTACGGCAACCTCGTTTGCAGCGCACCTGGCTGGAACGCAGTTGTCTCTCTCTCTGCTTAATTCGTTAAGCTAGGATAGATATTGGGCTCGCATCGGAAACGGTGCGGGCCTTTTTTATTGCCTCCGTGATGAATAGGCTGACAGACAGAACTTTGCGACAGCTAATCATATATGAAGCCGCGAATACCTCGCAGCTTGGGCCCACTGGCGATCCCTGCTGACCAGTGGTGAAAATTTAGCAGGTGAAGAGGTATTTTCATGGCTAACAGACGGATGGAACAGTTCAACTATACGAACCTTAAGGCAGTGTGCACACTGTACTTCAAGGTCACTTTCGGTGCTTCAGGCGCTCCTACGCTTGCGACAACGAACGGAGGCTACATCTCTAGCATCGTTCGTAACTCTGCAGGTGATTACACGATCACTCTTGCTGATAACTATAACGCCCTTTTGGACGTTAACTACGTGTTCAACAGCGGTTCTAGCGCTCCTGCTGCTCCTGCTATGTGGGTTAAGTCAGATGCGATTGCAGCAAGCAAGACTTTGCGCGTTGTGTTCAACACTGGCGGTACGGCAACTGATCCTGCTAGCGGCGAAGTTCTCTTGATGAACATCGTTTGCAAGAACAGCTCGGTATAATTAGACATGTTTCCAAGCTTTACATCGCACTACTTGTCCGATTGTGTGCTTGGATACACTGTATTGTCTTGCGAGGCTGGCCCAAGAAACGGAACCAGCCTCGTAAGCTTCTCTTATCTTTTTAACTGTTGCCTCGTTGAGTTTGGAGCTTCTATTTTCAGATCCTATTCTTACGCATGTGCGTCCCTTTTTCGCCATATCTTTGGCATTGTCTTTAACCGTACCGAGAAACAAATGGCTTGGATTAACACACCTTCTGTTATCGCAAGTATGGCAAATCAGAAGACCGCCTGGGATGGGTCCGTTGTGCATAATCCAAGAAATTCGATGAGCACCAGTATTTTTGCAATCAATCATGATTCTGCCATATCCATGGTCGGATATAGATCCGGTCCAATTCCAACAAGTTTCGGTCTTGTTAACCTTTTTCCAAAATCTTTCCATGAAGGATGTGTAGCATGACCAGCCCCGCCATTCCATCTAACTTTTATGTACAACAAGCGGACGGAAAAGTTCTCGTCTCTTGGAACATTGTTGCTGGCGCTACTTCTTATCAAGTGCAGCGGTCGACGGATGGGGTTACCTATGCGTCGATTGCTACGCCTGCGACCAACCAATATCTCGACACGACTGCAACGCTTAACACTCTCTACTACTACCAAGTAGCATCGGTCAGCTCTGGCGGCACGTCGAGCGCTTGCTCGCCTGCTAAGATTGTTCCCACAGCTGCTGGCATCATGTCGCTTGCAGCACTCCGGTTAGCATCGCAGCAGCGTGCTGATCGTGAGAACTCTAACTTTGTCACAGTTCCCGAATGGAACTCGTACATCAATCAATCTGCCTATGAACTCTATGATCTTCTGACGACTGTCTATGAAGATTACAACATGGCGCCAGTTGTGCAATTCACAACCGATGGCAGCCAGTTCTTTGACCTTCCAAACGGCACTAACTACTCGTCTGCGCCTGCATTCTACAAGCTGCTCGGCGTTGATATTGGAGTTGCTGGCGGTACGAACGGATGGGTGACGCTCAAGCGCTTTGATTACATCGCGCGCAACCGTTACGTGTTCCCACAAATCACGTCAACCGCGATGGGCATTTTCAACATGCAATATCGCTTGATGGGATCTCGAATCATGTTCATCCCAACACCAAGCGCTGCGCAGACTGTGCGTCTTTGGTATATTCCGCGCATGGCATCGATGCTTGCTGATACTGACATTCTTGATGGGGTCAGTGGTTGGACTGAGTACGTTATCGTCGATGCTGCTATCAAGGCGCTGCAAAAAGAAGAGTCAGATGTGACTGCGCTTATGGCTCAGAAGCAAGCGCTCATTGATCGCATCAATGCAAGTGCAATGAATCGCGATGCAGGCGCGCCCGATACGATCTCTAACACTCGCACTCGTGCTGAGACTTGGGGATGGGGCGGCGGTACTGACGGGGCGTGGGGCGGTTGGTAATGAAGC